GGGCGTTCTGGTTCTTCAGGCAGATGATCTTCTCGGCCCCACCAGTGGGCAGAAACGTTCCGCTGAACCCTGCGGCCGCGCGCATTGCATTGTTCAGTTGCAGGCGCGTCGCGTTCAACCCACAGATCAATTGTCCTCCGCGCAACGCCTGGTCGGGTGAGATGTCGCCCTTGCGCAGCTTGGCCACGTAGGCGTCATAGGTGCCAAAGCCGATGGGCTCGCCCATCCGCGCCATGGTGGCCAGCCGGATGATGGCGCTTTCAGCCGCCTGGCGGTGGATCTCGGTCAACATGACGTCAGGCGCGTCGCGGGTGAACGCACCTTCGCCCTTGATCGGCGGAAGCTGTCCGGGATCACCAAGGACGAGGATCGGCTTGCCGAAACTCATCAGGTCGCGCGCCATCTCCTCGCCCACCATCGACACCTCGTCCAGCACGATCAACTTGGCATCAACGGCATCGCTTTGCGGATTCAGCGCAAAGCGCGGATGCTTCATGGCAGAAAGCGCCTGTCGCATGGCCTCGATCCCGGCCTCGGCAGCGGTTCGATCAAAGCCGGTCAGTTTGCGGGCGACGGTTTCCGCCTCCAGCACCTTCTTCACGGTAGACTCGATTTCCTCTTCAGTCGCGTCGATCACCGAATAGATAAGGCTGTGGATGGTGCGCGCGGGCGTGCCCTTGCGGCTCAGTACCAGTGCCGCCTTGCCGGTGAAGGTGGCTGTGACGACGCCGGGGATGCAGGAGCCGTCCTTGTCGCTGCGGTGTGGAGAAAGGCCGAGGTCGTCCAGCGCGAACTTCAGAACGGTGCTCTTGCCCGACCCGGCATAGCCGAAGAGGCGAAACACCTGCTGTTGGTCGGTGCGGTTTTCGAACCAGTTGCGGACTTCGGCGATGGCGGCGGCCTGTGCGGTCGAGGGGGTGAAGTCGCTCACAGGCGGCCCTCCCAGCACTTGCTTGCCCATGCGCAGGACGCGTGCCATTTCCCGGCCGTCATACCGCCGCGGCACAGAACCGCCGTGGGCTCGGCCGCCGCACGTGGCAGCCATTCGCCCGCCTCGGATGCCTGCACCACCGAGACGGCGCGATCGGACATGTCTTGTGCCAGCCGCGCATCGAAGGGCACCAGTTCGGCGTGCAATTCCATCGTGTCGCGGTTCAGCGCCGTGAAAAGTGCAGGCTTCGGCAGATCGAGATAGGCCTGATAGAGCGCCAGTTGGGCAGCGTAGACCGGACGCGCGATGCTGACGCCGCGCTTGATGACGTCCTTCCAGCTTGACGCGCCCAGGGCCTTGGTTTCCCAAAGGGCGGGGTAGTCCATAGCGACGGGGCCGGACACTAGGCAGCCGTCAATGTGGCCCTTGAAGCGGCCCCCAAGTGCGGCGAACCCGAACTGGCGGCCGTCGGCGCGTTCGGTGCGCAGGTTGAAGCCCGCGATACGCAGCCAGTTAGCGACGATGTCTTCGCCCCGATGCCCCGCCTCGAAGATGCGCAAAGTCTTGGGCGCGAATTCCTGACCCTCGTCCTTGGGCACGGCCAGAAAGTCGTACTGGATCTGGCGCAGGCAATCGCGGCCAAGGCCCGAAGAACTGACATATGTCCGGGGCCGTTCACTGCGGTTTCGGGCCACAAGGGCAGCGTCGATGGCGGCCGACAATGCTGAGGCGATGGTTGCAGGCGGGGTCGCCTGATCATAGAGGCAGCCCGATCCGTGATTGAGGTCGATCATTGGTCGCGCTCCCAAAATCCGCCGGCCTGTGCGATGCAGGTCAACTTGTGGAACTGGGCCTCCGTCAGCTGGGCGCGCGCGCCGAACCGTTCGAGTTTCTCGCGGAGGCTGTCGCAGAATTCGACTTCGAAATCGGTGGCCGCATTTTCGGTGGCGGTGGCCAGAAGCCCCTTCCAGCTGCAGGTCGTCGTATCGTCGTTCAGATCAATCATGGCACACCCTCTCAGAACGGAATCGGATCGTCGTACGTGGTGCCGGTGCGCTCCTTGATCGCTCCCTGTGACAGCATGCTGTCGACGTAACCGGTGACCGCAGCTTCGATCAGGCGATCAATGTCGGCGGCGGTGCGGTTGAAGAAGGGCTGCATGAGCCCGAGGTCGGTCAGCGCTTCGGCGAACAGCGTCCGCGCGTCGCGGATCGCACGGGTTTCGCGGGCGGTCTTGTCGATCATGCCATTGTTCCTTTGGGCAATTGCGCTGCCTACGTCCTGACAGCGAAGCGAGCAGAAGCGGTAATAGGGATAGCGGTCGTGCTGGAGGCGGTGGCAGTAACCAAAGCCACCGGCTTCGCGCACGCAGACCGCGCAGATCGTCACCCGAGCAAGAGCATCGCGATCGGGTCCTCTTGCGGCCAGTCCAGCCGATGCAGGCGTTCCGACTGCAGGACGATCCAGCGCGAGATCGCGTTGACCGCCATGACCTCGAGGTCTCCGAGGGTAAGGCTTGCGATGGGTTGGTGCGGTATTCCTCGGGCCTCGAGCCATTTTCCGATCTCCAGCGCGGCGGCGCGCGTCACATGCGCCTGCCATTCGTCCGGGGTCATGGGCCGGCCTCCCGGCCCAGCCCCATCATGTTGGGCGGTTGGCGATCGCGCAGACCTGCGGGACCGCCGCGCCCGCGGCACTTCAGCCATTGAGCCACGCAGGCATCGAAGGAGCCCCCGGTGCGGATGACTGCGGTGCCGGTGGTGCTGTGGTGGGGGCAGCCTGTGCGCCCCAGGCAGGTGCGGGCGCGGAGGCGGGCTGTGGGGCCGCGTCCCAGGTCGGGGCGGCAGGCGTTGGCTGCCCCGCACCCCAAGCCGGTGCCGGGGCTTGCCAGCCCGGTGCCGGGACGCTCGCGGCCTTGCGCGGCGGGGCGTTGACGGGATCCGGCGCGACAGTTTCACCCCGCATGATCGCGGCATGTTGCGGCTCGTCGGGCAGAACGACGTTGGCGATCCTGTTCTGATCGCGGTATTGCGGGTTGGAGGCGGGCTCGACCATAAGGCGTGCGGCAAAGGTGATGCCTTCGAGATGGCGCAACCCCGGAAGCACCCGTTTGGCTTTTGTCGCGGGGCTTTCGTCTTTGGGATCAAGACCGAGGGCGCTGTCCACAAGGGCACGAAAGGTGGATTTCGAGATCTTCCAACCGATCGACTGGCCTTTCTCGTCCAGCTTGCCGCCCGCGACAGTGAAACTTTGCCAGAACTTGCGCCGGGCATGGGGGCCATCGACCACGGTGAATTCGCAATCGAGCATCCGCGCATCGCTGGACTGCGACGCCTTCAAGAGGCCTGCATCCATCGGGCTTGCGCCATTCACCCCACCCGGACGGATGGTCAGCCGCACCTTGGCGAAGGTGCCATCGGGGATCAGTTCGCCGATGGGTGCCATCTGCGGTTGGGCGTCGTTCAGATCGTAGCTCATGTCATGTGTCCTTTCAGGGATCAGGAAGAGAATGCGGGTTGTGCGGGGCTGCTGCCGTCGATGCGGGAAAGCAGCGCGCCAAGATCAGGCGGTTCGGTCAGATCGAGGCGACCGGAGCGGTCCTTGGCGGGCAGACCCCAGGGATTGCCGGACCTGCACACGAGGCGGCGTTCAGTGGCGGTCTCATCCAGCAGCCAGCCACCCTCAGCATCGCGGGCGAACAGTTGCATCGAAACCACCTGATCGACGATGCCGGGCAGTTCCCGGCCTGCTTTCGCGCCTTCCATCTGCGGCTGCCAGGTGACCGTGCCGAAATCGTCCGTGACCTTTTCCAGCACGCCGACGAAGATCACGGTCTTGCCGCGCGCATGTTGCAGGTGTTTCAGCGCCTGGATCACCTCGCGCCCCAGAAGCCCGTAGGCCCCGCGCACGTCGGGCTTGCCGGTCCGATCCGAGAAAGCCTCGGGCTGCTGACGAGCATAGGCCATGACCTGCCGGGTCAGGTCGGTGATCGAGTCGACAAAGACGATGCGCTTGCTGGCGAGAAACCCTTCAATGCCGCTGTCGCGGTGCTGGGCCTGCAACCACGCATGGCGTTCGGTGCCGTACCAGGACTGCGGGTGTTGTGCCGGGTCCGC